TGATTGACTTTGAGGCTGCTACTGACATCTTAAACAGTTCCTTGTGGAAAGGTATGGCTGCTAAGTATAGCACCGTTGCTGGTATCCCTGCACGATTGAAGTTCTTTAAAGATCAAGCTAAGAAATTAAAGGTAGACATTGGTACTGGTCCATCTGAGGCCATGACAACAGAGACCCGTGCTGAACAAGGTACCATAGATAATCCTTGGAGTGTAGCAAATGAAGAAGCCTATTCTATGGTTCCTATCGGTGCTCATTATCGTGTTGGTACTGACCCCACGCTTAGAATCAAACGAGGCAACTAATATGGCTAACTTTTGGGATAATGACGAGGTAATTCCTGTCCAGTTACCTCAGGCAACAGATGAAGAACCTACTCAAACTAACTTCTGGGACAAAGATGAGGTAGTACCTGCTGTCACACCAGAGGCTCCTGTTACGTCTCCAAGACCCAAGGCTAGACCAGCACAAGAGGACAGAGTTCTAGCCGTTAATTTACCAGAAGATGTAGCAGCAGACTCTGATTTCCTAACAAAGGTAGAAACGGTAGCCAATAATGTGGGTGTAACCCAAGAGGATCTCCTTAGGGTTATACAGTTTGAAACAGCAGGTAGCTTTGCTCCTGACCAAATCTCTGGTACATCTAGTGCTGTTGGTTTAATACAGTTTATGCCCACTACTGCTGAAGACCTCGGTACAACCTCTCGTGATCTAGCTCTCTTAAACAGATCAGATCAAATGGACTTCGTTGAGAAGTATCTAACACGATTTAAGGGACGTATGAAGGACTTTGGTGACCTGTACATGGCTGTCCATTTCCCTGCGGCTGTAGGAAAGGATGATGACTATGTAGTCTACGCCAAAGACCATAAGTATAAAGGTCGCCGACAGGCTTATGAGGCCAACAAGGGTATGGACGTAAACAAAGACGGTAAGGTGACAAAGTCAGAGGCTATTGCAAGAGCTACTGGAGGTAACTAATGTTCGGACTTCCTTTAGAATTAATCACTATGCTTTTCTCTACTATTCTTGGTGGTGTCATGTCCATATGGGGCCAGTCAAACAAGAACAAAGCAGAACAGCAAGCAATGCTCATAGGAGCAACCAACACAGCCAGAGAGTACGGATCAAAAGACAAACACTTCGCATGGACACGAAGGATCATAGCACTCTCAGCTGTAACGTCAATCATCGTACTACCTAAGCTCGTAGCTGTGTGGTATCCAGAAGTACCCGTGTTTGTAGGGTACACAGAAGTACAAGGGGGTTTCTGGAACTTCCTGTTCGGACCTGACAAGCAGATTGTATGGCAGTCAGCCCAAGGGTTCGTTATCACACCGCTGGACACACACATTGTGTCAGCTATCGTTGGACTATATTTCGGTGCGGGGTTTACTAAGTAAAATGAAAGACAAAAGTGTATCAATCTCTTTTCTTGTTGGCATTCTGTTCCAGACGGGTGCCTTGGTGTGGTATGTCTCTAGCCTAGCTAGTGCTATTGACCTGAATGCTCGTGACATTGGGAGGCACGAAGCTAGGATTACTAACTTAACAACTATTATCCAGTCTCAGGCAGTTACCTTAGGCCGTATGGACGAGAACATAAAGTCTATTCGTGAAATGATGGAATCAAGTAGATCTGACGGAGGTTAAATCATGGACAACAAGGCTATATTAGGGGTGTTGTTCGCTGCGCTTCTGGCTCTTCTTGGCTGGAACATTGCAACAACACATGAGTTAACTCTCCAAGTACAGAAGCTAGAGATTATTCTTCTTAATGATGCTTTTAAAAACTAATGTTGTGTGTCTTAGCCTTCATAGGTTTCAACCATGCGTGGACTGCAAGTGGTAACCAGTTGTTTAAGTACTGCTACTACGACTGTGGGCTACCTAAGAATGGGCTATGGTACAACAGAGTGTATAGAGTAAGTTATACTTATGTGTGTCCAATAGAGGTAAAGTTCAGATGATTGATCCATTCACAGCATTTGCTGCGGCACAGACAGCTGTATCCGCTATTAAGAAGGGCATACAGTTAGGTAAGGACATCGGTGGTATCTCTAATGACTTAGCTAGGTTTGCTGGTGCTGTGTCTGATCTTAGCTTTGCACATAAACAATCAGAGAATCCACCTTGGTATGCTGTACTGTTCGGTGGTAACGGCCCTAGTGCAATGGACATCTTCGCTAAGAAGAAACAAGCGGAGGCTTTGCGTGCAGAGATTAAACAATATATCCAGTTTGCTTATGGTCAAAGTGCTTGGGAGGAGCTTCTCAAGATCGAAGCTCAAGTCCGTAAGGATCGTCAGAAAACTATGTATCGTAAAGCGGAGATTAAACAGGCTATTGTTGAGTGGAGCCTTGGTATATTGGTTGTTCTATCAGGAATTGGTTTACTCGGCGTGGGGATTTATTTCCTCGGGAAGAAACAGGGGAAGTGGTAATGGCTAAGAAAGATCCAAGACTAGAACGAGCAGGTGTGTCAGGTTTCAATAAACCTAAGGCTACACCTAGCCATAAGACTAAATCTCATGTTGTTGTTGCTAAAGAGGGTGACAAGGTCAAGACTATCCGCTTTGGGCAGAAGGGTGTCAAGGGTAGTCCTGATGGGACAGCCAGGAACAAAGCCTTCAAGGCTCGTCATGCTAAGAACATTGCCAAGGGTAAGATGTCAGCTGCCTATTGGGCTAACAAGGTGAAGTGGTAATGTGGTTAGCTGTAGTCATGGCTTGTCAGACCTTAGAGGCTTCATCTTGTGTTGTTATGGGTAACGAGAAGAACCTATGGTACACACGTTTGGAGTGTGAGCAGGATGCAGTTAACATGGCTGCTACCCTCATAAGCAATGGTATCTATGCTAAACCAAATTGTTTTAAAGTAGGGGAGAGTGCCTAATGCCTGTGATGAAGTGCAAAGGCGGATGGAAATGGGGTAAGTCTGGTAAATGCTACCCAACGAAGGCCCAAGCTGAGAAGCAAGGGAAGGCCATAAAAGCCTCAGGCTATAAAGGTAAGTAAAATTATTAAATGAGTAAGCCCCAAGGAGAAATCCAAGGGGCTTTACTTTTGTTATAGCTTCTCTTTCATGAAGACCTTGACCCACTGAGCACAGATGTCACTCCTGACAATATCCTCTACACCAAACTCAATGATAGGCACAGGTAGCATATGTTTCTTAGCTAAGTGTATAACCTTTGAGAGACCATCAGCCTCCTTCAGGTCGGACTGTTGGACATCTCCGTTAAGAACGATAGTTGAACCCTCCCCCACCCGTGTGAGCAACATTTTTAACTCATGAGTGGTGATGTTCTGTGTCTCGTCCACGATTATGAAGGCATTATCGAAGCTACGCCCACGCATAAGTGCAAGAGGTGCCATCTCAATGTTACCATTCTTGATCCCTGTCTCCACTGTTCCTTTACCAAGGTGCTTCTCCAATACGTCTAATACAGGCAAGGCCCAAGGCATAGTCTTCTCTGTAAGGTCACCCTTAAGAAAGCCTAGCTCCTTACCTACGGCTACATGAGGACGAGTAATGACTATTCGATCAATCGCTTTAGTCGTATATAAATCCGATGCCACCGTTGCTGTAACGTAAGTCTTACCTGTTCCAGCTGGACCAAGAACAAATACTTGAGACGATGAAGATAAGGCATAAATGAACTCCTTTTGTTTATCTGTTCGAGGAACTAACCCCGATGTTTTCTTAGAACTAGCCCCCTTGTAGTTTGTTTTACGCCGTGTCTTGGAAGGCTTTGTAAGGGGTTCTACATTGTTCATAGTTTAATTAACTCCGCTTCAGTGTAAGGGATGTGGAAGAACTTCTCACCCTTCTGGATGTATCTGCCCTTAGCTTCTTTCAAACTCTCTCTTGTTAGCAGGGTATCCTTAATCCGCCATGCCTGTTTGAAGTCAGGACGAAAGATGTAAAAGTTAAGGACACCGTTGATGCCTTCGTGTTTGTCTAGCAGTCGTTGTTTGCGTTCAGGGATACGGATGTCTGTCCAGTGTGTAGGCCAGTCCTCCTTCCATGCAGTCTTAACCTCTACCTCATTGTAGTAGGTATAGTCACCCTTCTGAGATACTACATCAACATTGTAGTTCTCTTCGTTGTTAACTATGGTGTGACCCTTACTCTCTAAGTGAAACACCAAGGCGTTACGGGCCGGGGCATCGTATGCTTCATACAAAGCACGATTGAAAGTCTTTCTTACAGCACTCATTCTAATGCACCCTCTTTTTCTCCAATCAAGTTCTTTAACTCAGAGTAACCTCCAATATAAGTTCCATCAGAAGAGAAAATCTGAGGGACTGTCTTACGTCCTGCTTGCTTTAACAAGGTAAGCACCCACTTAGAGCTAGGGCTTTGTACGTTATACTCTGTGTAGCCTTGCCCTGCTCCTTTCAACAGGGCTTTGGCTGAATCACAGAAGTTACATTGGTCACGAGTGATGATGGTGTACATTGTTATTCCTTATACTAGGTCTACGATTTCACATGAGTCACCTGAGCAAGCAAGTGTCTGGCTACCAGCTGTGTTGTCTTCTTGTTCATAGTCCGACAGGCTTGACCAGTCAATAGCTTTAGGCATGGTAGCCAAAAGAGTTTCATAGTCTGACTTACCACACTCTTGATACGGTGCCTGTTGGTAAGTGTGTTCATTAAACGGTAGGAAGGATACCCCTGACATTTCATCGAAGTGCTTATAAACGAAAGCACCTACCTCAAACCACTCGTCATTCTTGACGTTGATAGTCACCGATGGTTTATGTTCACACCATGACCGTTGGTATGCTAACCACATCTCTAACTGCTCAATGGCTGTCATGTCTGAGGTTGTCACCGCACCAGCTGGAGCCTTCATGGGGAAACTAAACACTGTAGTAGCATCTGGTTTCATTACGTCTGGCTCGTTAGGAATGCCTTGGTCCTTCATGAACTGTGTCAAGGGGTCTTTGTTGTCTCCTCTGACGGTTCGGATGTAGTAATCACTATGTCTGGCGTGAATCCCAGAGGCTGAGTCAACGAGTTGGCTGACTGTTCCCGATGGCTTAACACAGCTAATAGCAGTAGCAACAGGAATGCCAAGGCGGCCAGCCCACTCAGCGTTAGTTTCAACTGCAATCCATTTAAGATGTTCAAGGGTCTTCTCCAATCCTGCGTTTTTAGTTGTCATTAGTGTGTTGTCCATGATCCCTGTCATTGAGACACCCAGTAGTCGTTCTTCTTCTGTGTTCTTCTGCCATATCTTACGGAGATAAGGGAACTTTGTAAAGGAAGATTGTATCGTACCAAGGATGGTAGCCATACGAACCTTCTTCTCTAGGTCTTCAATACTATCTGTTGCCCGTACTACGCACTCCGTTAGGTTGCAAAACTGATTTGGGCGCAAGATGATTTCCGAACACGGGTTGGTCCCAAAGTCATAGTCAGCATCACGGCGTCCATTTTTAGCTGCCTGTACCTTAGAAGCCTGACGGTTAAAGATACCACGTTCACCTGAGCCTGACTCAACCAAGGCCATCCACTCACGCATGAAGGATAGACTGTCTGGTTTCTCCGTGTAGGATACAGAGTTGTTAGCCAAGGCACGTTGGGGGTTGTTCTCCCACCATGCGCCTGACTTAGCATGACGCATACGATCATCACTCAGGTTAGACAGAGAGATCATAGCACTACG